TTTGATTTCTTGGATGGTCAGAGTGGTTCACCTCTTTCGTAAAGTTATTTTTGTAAAAATAGGGTTTGTTGAATGCACTTCTGTGCTGTTTGACTGCCTTTAGTATATAAAAAAAAAAGAGGCTCGTCAAGCCTCTTTTGTGCATTTTCCCCAATCGAATTGTTTTGCATCTCCGTTCTTAAGGTTTGTCCATTCAAGCACCGTGTAACATTTTCCTTTTAATCTAAAAGGTCATGCGCTAGGCGCGGTGCGCCGTACGAAGAGCATGACGTGACTTTCCGGCCAGCTGCCGAACTGCCTTTAATTGCGTTTTCAACACTTTCAACACTTTCAACAGGTTTTCCACAAAAAGTTGCACAAATGGTTTTGTGCATATTGCTACACTTTCAACAATTCAACAAGTTTTCCACAAAACTTTCAACATCAAAATTAACCAGAAAATATCGTTCTGCGGATAAAAATTCATAGTATTCAACATTTCAACACCCTCTACTACTACGACTACAACAAGTAAATAATAATATAATAAAAATCGTGCGTGTACGTGCGCAATTATGCGCGCGTGCGCGCGCGCTGATAAAAAACTAAAAAACGCTCAGCCAAGTATATATACTTGATAGTTACTTGGCTGAGTGACACCAGAGCTAAAAAACGCCCTTTGCTTTGGACATCTTCTTCTTCATGATTGCTTCTTTATTGGCTAGTTGTTCGGCATACCGTTTGTCAGTTTCCATGTTTCTTTCGATTAGGGATGCGATGGCTTTTCCTTGTCGATACTGCTTGATTCTCCATGCCTTTTCAGGATTTTCAGCTTCCAGCTTTCGCCAATAATATTCTGGAATGGCTGCTCTTTTGCCGTTTGTCAGCTGGATGTATCCAAGTTGCCATAGCCTTTCTTGATTTTTTTGGAACCATTCGTCTCCGAGTCCTGGTTTTCGGCTCATTACGCAAAATGGCGGTATGAGTCCCATTTTCTTGTACTTGTCTTTGTCGTTTCCGTACAGCTTCTTGGTTACATATCCAGCTACATAGTTATACGTTTCTGGCGTTGCTTGAGCTATATCAACTGTGCCTTTTCCCCAGACTTTGACCAGCTTATCGCTCGTGTAGTGTCCAAATCTTGACAGTCTGTGGATCGGCTTTAAGTCGTCCGGATACCACCCGTATAGTATCATGTGATAGTGTGGTCTTGATGTGTTGTCTCCATACTCTCCGGCTAGAAAGTACCTGATAGGCTCTCTAACGGCCTTTCTAAGCCTTTTCATGAATAACTGGACATCCTCCACGCTTAAAGTTTGCACCGTTCTGGGACGCTCCGAGGCGTTTCTCCATACGTTCACGCCTCCCTTGAAGATTTCCCCTGTTTCCGTGTCCTGTGTTGGTATATGATCGTCATCATAGGTCAGTGTGATGAACCAGATGCTTTCCTTGTCGTGGCTGTATGCTTCCAGCTCCATTCGCGTGGCCCAATCTTTCCGTTTGCGTAGTTTGCATCCTGTGCATTGTCCACATGGAATCATCATTACGTCTTTGCGGTACATCAGGTCTTCATACTTCATTTTGGTCTTATGAATCTCGTTGAAAGAAGCGAGTGAGTACACTCGCCCACTCGCTTCCCTGTCGTGAGGTACATAAAACCGGATTAACGGTTTGTTACACCCCATTATTTAAATTCGCCCCCTTTACTTCCTCCGAAGCCGTCTTTGTCCTTTGTTGAATTCCCTTTGGGATTTTCGTTTGTAAGGTTTCCCAGCTGGCCCAGAACATTTTCGAATGCTTTTAACGCTTTGTCTGCGCTTGTGTGTGACCAGCTTGTAGCGTCTCCAACTGCTTGCGCCGCGTTGTACCAGTTGCTTTCGCTTTTACTCCATGTGTTGTTGTGGTTCTGGCTTACTCCGAGAGCGCTTGCATTCGCCGCACTGCTGCTTGCGAGTCCCATGCTTGCCCCGCTGATAGTGCCTTGTGCGCCTCCCGGAGTGCTTGCTCCGCCCTGTTGGTATGCTAAGATAGGGTTGATGCCTGCTTTTCTCATGTCTCCTACAGCTCGTTGATAAGCTGTATTGCTCATTTGCTCTTGCCAAGCTCTGTTTTTGGCTGCTTCTGCGCTGTTGTAGGACATTGCTGCGTTGTTGCTTATTTGGTTATATACACCTTGAGTGATTGCTGCCATGGTGTTATAGCCCATCTGTTCGAACATGCTTCGACGGTTAAATTTTTGCTGGCTTTGCATGTTTCCCTGGATTGCTCCTAGCATGCTGTTCCAGTCTTGCAGGTTTTGTTCTCGGTTTACGCCGCTGGCGGAGCTGCTGTATCCGCCTCCTTGGCTCGTACTTTCGTTGTGCTGACTGCTCCCTCCATTGCTTTCCATTAAGCTTCCGCCTAGGAACTTGTTTATGAGTCCTCCGGCGATCGTTGGGAGTAGTTGTTTGCCGATTCCGAGTAGTGCGCTGCCGATTGCTGCTAACGCCATAATAAAATAGCCCGGGGTATTGTCCCGGGCTTCCCCCTTTCGTCAGCTGAGGCCTCAGCTGACATTCTCAGCTGAGGATTCTTATTTTTGTCGTTGTTACGTTATATTATTGCTATTCTAGGATAACAATAACGAAAAACTTTAGTGATGGTCTACGAGTCCCGGAATGCTGTACATAGGCATAGGTCTTACAGACGTATTGTCGATGACGGTATCCATGATAAACTGAGGCTCGTTGTCTACGGCCAGGGTTCTCTGAATCTCGGAATCTCCCTCCTTCATCCATGCCTGGCTCAGGCTCGGAGTCTCTTTGTAGTTGTCGCCGTAGTGCCAGCTGTCCAACGTCCCCGTTGCATTCGAACGGAACTTGCCGCTGATGCGGTTTGGTTTCATTCGGTACTCTGCCCAAGCTTCCTGATAACCAAAGGCCTGTTCATCAGTTTCCGTACCAGTGAGATACAGCTCCTTCTTCAGAATGGCCTGCTCGCCCAGATTTGCGAAGACAGGATAGTAAAAGTCTAGATTAGTTTTGCGACTCCACATGCGCTCCAAGCCCTGCTGGTAGGTATGGTCATGCCGGATGCAGCACACGCCGATAACATAGCCGTGCTCTTCGAAACTCTTCGTGAACATGCTGCCATTGTACGGCGTAACACTTATTGCTGCTGTATTGCCCTGAGGACTTTCCTGCGTCGTTCCGCTAGTCTGAATGACCTGACTCATGTTGATGGTAATGCGCGTTCCGCCCAGATATTCCGGGATTTGTACCGTTTTATCGCTGATTTTGGTGTGGAACAGCGAATAAATCATCTCGCGGTAACGGCTGCCGCCTCGTGCCAGCTGTTCGTAATATTTTTGTACCTGGAATGCCTGCCGCAGCTGATTGATGGTTGCGGCTGTTACATTTGATAAGTCAGCTCCCAAGGTTACGCCTCTATACGTTCCGCTTGACTCGTATCCGACCCCAAGGCCTTTGTCTGCTGTAGGTCCAGATCCTACGTCCCAGTCGGAGGCTCTGAATACGCCGTTATTCGTTGTCATGTCTGCCGATACCAGAATTTCTTTCATTTTTTGGCTGTTAATGGTTACATTTCCGGTACTGGCGTTGTACATTCCTAGAGGTGCGCTTCCGGTTATTGGTAATCTGACTGTTGGTCCTTTCTGCGGATTTGGCAGTGCGCTGGTGAAATAGTCATGATACTTATTGACTGGCAATGGTCTGCCGCCGGTGTATGCGTTCTTGAGAATATATTCCAAATCCGGTTTTGCTGCGTCCATGCCTTTGGTCTCATCATCCGTATAGTCTACGGTTGCGTCTGCGGTGCTGTTGATTGCCGGATTGTCTACGTTCTGGTCGCGGAACCACTCTTGCCAAATCATAGCGTAGGCTCTGAACGGCAGTGCATTAACGCTGAATGTACTATCAGTTCCTTTGCTCACCTTGGTAGGAATGCCCATGTAGTCCATGATGCTTCCCTCATAGGGTGCCGGTTTTTCAGTTGTGCCGGTTACCTTGACCTGTGGAATGGTATATTCCTGAGTCTGCGCCCACGGCCCGGTGTCGTTTTCGCCCATAAACCGTTTGAAATGCTCCCAGATGATGCGGCAAGGTACGTTGAAGTAGTAAATATCCATGTGGCAGTTGTCCATAACTGGGAAGATAGGAGTCGTCATACGGATAATTGCTGCTTGGTCGATGCTGAAGGTATCGCCCGGGAGCACTTCGTCCACATAGAACGGAATGAGCTGGCCTGCGTTCATGGTTAATTTGACATCTTGCCGCCGTTTGAAGCGACTTCGCGTAATGTCCAGTCGCGGCACCTGGTTAAACCCTGCGTCTTTGTTTCTGTTCATTCAGTGGCTTCCTCCTTTTTAGGCTCTTTAGGCGGCTCTTCCTGATAAATTCCCAGATTTTTTGCCCAGTCGATAGTTCCGAAGCTTGTTACGAATTTATCGACGTCATTGTTAAACTTGAGCTTGATTTCCTTCGGGATTTCATCCCAGATTTGCTCCGCTCGCAGCATGATGTTCTGAAGCTCCATCAGATTTCTCGGCATCTCGGTTGCGTCCTGGATTCCATTGCCCATGTCCGGCACCAGTCTGGCCGCAAGGTCAGGGTCGATGGATGCCCGACGGATGATGTTTTCCAGCTTGGTTTCTTCCAGATAGCTATCGATTTCCGCCTGCTGGTCGATGGTCTGGTCAAGCGTCAGCACCTTTTCGCCCTTCTCGTTGATTTCCCAAAGATACGTCCGTCTGATGGTCTCTCCGGCCTCAGTGGGCTTTGCTATTGCGGTTTCTCTGAAATTACTTACTGAGCGATACGCCATCGAAGATGTTCTCCTTTTCATTCTCAAACAGGCCCGTTTTCTCGTCGAATTTTGCCAGCTTTACCAGCCGGTAATCGCTCGGAGTCTTGCTCATGATGTTTCGTTCGTCGGTCAGTGCGATTTTGAAATTGCGTTCGGCCACTTTGTCGTCGCGTTCGGTAAAGATAGTGATGTAGCCCATCACGCATTTATCAAAGATTCCGTATACGTTCATATGGTTGTCTCCTTATTTACTGAACCATTCTTTGATGATGTTGATTGTGTTAATAATGAGGTAAAATCCTGCTGCGATAAATGCCATAGTCATGCTTGCGAATACTGCGCTCACAGACGGATGCCCCCTCTCATTGCTCCACTGCCTAGGTTGATAGCCTTGGTCTTTCGTGCGGTCTTGTTGTAGATTTTTGCGTCTTTCGACTTGCTTACTTTACTCCTCTTTGCCATGGTTGATGTCCCTCCTGAGGATTTCCACTTCGATGTCGCTTGCTGCTGCTTTTTTGCGAAACGCAAGATCAATGTAATATTTTGCGTCTTCGATTGTTGCGGCCTTTCTGACCATATTGTATGCAGCGTCTATTGCTTTGTAGGTTTTCGTCAACTCCCGCATAAGGTTCTCGTCGGTCTGGTCCCTTACATTCCATGTCTTTTTCTCCATGGTTTACACCTCCGGTTTGTTCTTTGTTACTGCGTGGTAGATTTTGTCCAGCATGGCAAGGATTTTCTGGATGTTGTCAAACAGTGTTTTGATTTCTTGGATGGTCAGAGTGGTTCACCTCTTTCGTAAAGTTATTTTTGTAAAAATAGGGTTTGTTGAATGCACTTCTGTGCTGTTTGACTGCCTTTAGTATATAAAAAAAAAAG